TGCGCAGGCCATGCACTTGATGCCGAATCCATCCGCGCCCTCTCCCCCACACCCCCGGCCCCAATGACGGTGCAGGCGACTGCGAGGGTAAGTCCTGGCGCGGTAGAGGCTCTTGCCAGTTATCAGCGGGCAGACACGGTCGGTCTCATGGCGCTTGTATCTCGCCAAGCGCTTGAGGAGTGCTTGCCATTCCTCCGCGCCCTCTCAGAACAGGATAAGCCTTGCGCCCCGCCGCGCGATGGTGTAGAATAAGCCTGTGATCGGCGGCAGGGACGACCCGCCGCGCCTGTCGCTCAGGTGCAGCCGCCTTTCACTCAAGCCGCTTTCCGGCGGTGCATCTTTTTGGGAGCCGAAAGGCGCTAGATTCAAGACCGGTGGCCCAATCCGGCAGCGGGGTTCATGGCCCGCCAGATGCACTACCCGAGCGCGGCGGCGTGACTGAGTTCGGTCTAAAGTTGATGCTGAATAAGTAAGGCCCCGACCAGCTAGATGTTCCGTGAAGACGCTGGATAGTTGCCACTGCGGGACGCCGTGGGTTCGAATCCCTACCGCCCCGCGCTCGACCCACCACACAAAAGCCCCGCCAACCGGGGCAGAGGCTGACGGGGCGGGGACACGCGGGAACGCCGCGCACAGGATTGATATGGGCAGATGACCCGCGCCCACGACCGGGATCAGGTCAGGCTTGGCAAACAGCTTCCACGCTTTGCAGGGGGAACGGGAACCGTTGCCGGATCAGGTCAGCCACCACGGCAAACTCAATGGCCCGCTCGTGGTCTTGGCATTCTTCCAGCGTGACAGGCGCGGCCCGGTCAAACTCGACGCATTGCGCCGCATCCCCTGCCATATAGCACACTGTAATGATGATGGTGATCATTGGTCGGTCTCCCCGGTTCCTGAAACCCCGCACCACGCATCACGCCGCGCGTTGGAGCGATATTCGCGGGCCAGATTGGCGGTGTATCCAGCGTTGGTGCGCAGGTCGATTTCGGCCTGCACATAGCGGAAGTCCTCAGTGTGGTCGCAGAAGAACGCCCGAAATTCGCCTGCCGCGATCTCTGGCGTTGCCTCAATCGGCTGGTCCGTCCCGAAGCAACCAGTCAGGGTCAGGCAACACAGTGCCGTCAAAGTTGAGCGGAATTTCAAGGTCAATCTCCCTTCCCTCTTGGGCAAGCTGGACGCGTGCCTGACAGGTGCCAAGCGCTGCGGCGGTGTTGAGGTGGTCAATCTGGGTGCTGAGGACACGCGCCCGCAGATCGGACGCCACGTTGCGCTCGACCCAGAGCATCCCGCCAAGCCCCAAGGCAAGGCCAAGACCGGCCCCGCCGACAATCAAGGACAGCGACTGCCCCGCGATGGACCACGCGCTCATGACTTCGCCCACTTTAGATGGTTTCGAGCGTAGACAACCCAAAGCGCAGCATTCATGGGCAGCAACCCCCAAGCGCCCACCGTGATGATCCAGATCAGCCACAACGCCTGATTGACCAGACCTAGAAGCCAAGTGTTCCGGTGGCGATCACCAGCCAAGAACATGGTATAGATCGTGATGACCGAGAGAAGCCACGGCAGGTAGTTTTCGATCAGCCACGCGCTCATCGCCACCACCGCGAGTCGTCTTCGCGCGGGATTTGCAGGATCACGGCGAGGAACGCTGCAAGGCTCAGGCCGCCAAGCGCAAAGCCGACCAAGAAGCCGAACCAGAACATCAGGCCACACCCTCCATGCAGAGTTGGTATTCATCGGCCCGGCGATTGACGAGGCCGCGCACGACACGCCCGCCCGCGCGATTCCACCATGTAAGAGCCTCGCACCCGCCCGCCACGTCGCCAGCATTCAGGCGGCGCAGCGCCGTTGAGCGGCAAACCCCGCCCGTGCCGATGTTCCAGGTAAGCGAGGTAAAGGCCGCGTCGGTTTCGGCCGCCACCGCGTCGGCTGTCAGGCATTCCCGATAGTCGGTCCAATAGAACTCGCGCAAAATGCGGTTAAGGTTCGACACCGCATCCTCGACGGTCATGGTGTCGCCCATTCGAACCGGCGTTGCGCGGCCCTGCGCGTCAAAGTGCCGGGTCTGGCCGTAGCCGATCGTCGGAAGGTCTGGCTCCGCGATGGTGTCGAGGTAGGCACGCACGCACACGCCAGACGGGCTTTCGTCGCAATCATACTGGCGCGGCAGGCCCTCCCACCGCTGGACGATGGGAATCGCGTGGTGCGCCGTCTCTGCCCATGTGGGCAGGCCATCCGCCGATCCCGACAGGTTGCAGACCGCGAACAGCGCGCAGACGAGGGCGCTCATTTCGCGTCTCCGATGCCTTGATCCTTGATCCGGCCGACAATACCGTAACCAAGCAGAGCCACGCCCACACCCCACCAGAAGCGCGGTGAAGCGATGTCGTAGCCGAGCACCAAAAACAGCACCTCAGGCACGACCAGCGCGAGAAACGATAGGTAAAACGCCCACATCGAATGCGACCGCGCGACGATACGTTTCCAGTTGGGTACGAGTTTCATGGCTCTATCTCCTATTCCGGGCTGCCGCCCTGCTGAGTTTCGACTTCTTTGTCGGGATCTTCCTCGATCACGAAGACGTTCGACCGGATGCACATGTGCTTGTCAGCGATTGGCGCGTATTGGCCAAATGCGTCATGCACGGTCCAGCACGTCTCCAGCACGTAGCTGCCCGCTTCCATCGCCGCATAGTCGATGTCAGGCCCCCACCACGAAATTGTCACCGTGTCCGGTCTTTCGTTGTTTGGGCTGTAGGATCGGGAACCGCTAACGTGCTCACAGCCGTTGCAGGTCTCTCCTGTCACCGCGTCGAACACCGTGACCTGATAACTGCCGGTAAACTCGCGCAGCGGACGCCCGACGACTACGATTTCGAAGTCCTGCCCTTGCGTGCTGTCGATGACGCGAATCTCTGTGATGCCATGCCAATACGACGCAGGCCACGCGGACAGGACGGCCCAGAGTCCCAATATGAACCAGCCGACCAGTTCGACACGTCTCATTGCCCGAACCCTCCGCTCGTCATGACCAGCGTCACCAGCGCGCCCAGAAACCCGCCGACAATGATGCGGTTCGTCCAAGTCAACGTGCCCTCTATCTTGTCCAGTCTCGTCGTGATGTTCTTGTTGTTGACCTCTTCGACAGCCGCCTTCATTTGGATGGCCGCCACCATGGCGCGTTGCTGCGATATCTCCTTGTCATGACCGGAGGTCATGCGTTCCAGCATCGCCACGCGCTGCGTCAGGTCTGTCATTTCCGCCTCACTCACTGGCATATCGGAGCACTCCTTCCGCCATAAACAGCCCACGCCGCGACTGCTACAAATGCCAGCCGCGCTTTCCATCCGGGCGCACCCCCGGCAAGTGCTCCGTCGAACCACTCTGCCGCAGCCTGCGGACGCCCATAGACACCGCTTTCGAGCAGGTAATCATGGACCAGCGCGGCCAGAAGGAAGCGCGGATCGTCAGGGTGTAAGAACCAGTGCGCCCACCACGGTACGCTGCTTTCGAACTCGGTCCCGGCAGGGATGGTGATAGCGGAACCCGAGCCTTTGCGCCCGACTTCCCACTCCACGGCGGCCACCGTGCGCCAGCGACGGCGCAGGCCGGGGGTGACTTCAATGCTCATCGGTCAGGCATCAGGTCAGGCCGAAGGCCGCGTTCACGTCGATGGCGTCGAGTTCCGCCAGAGTGGTTGCTGCTTCGATCTGGGCCGACAGGCCGCGCCGTGCTGACGTGATCTGCCCGTAGGCGACGAGATACATCGCCCGCTTGTCGATGATAGTCTGCGCCATTGCCTGCGCGGTCTCGCCGGTGGGCGCGCGCAGGGCGTCGATCAAGTTGTTCTGCCCGCCTGACAGAACCTCCTGCGCTGCCGCAACCTGTTCGGCCCATCCCTCGCGTTCCTCGGCGGGATATTGTGTGCTGATCGGCTGCATGGCGCGAGAGTAGGCGGATTTGGCGGCGTCGTGGAGTTGAGGCTTTCGCTCTGCCACCTGTTCGGCTTCGGTTTTTGCAGGCCCCCAGATTTCTTCGTCGGAAACCTCAATCACGCTGCCGTTTGATTTGCGAATACGTGCCATGATTAAGCTCCGTCTGCTATGCCGTAAAGGTGAAAGGAACCTGATGCAATCGTGCTATAGTTTGGGTAAAAACGAATTGCATTCGCTGCCGTTGTCCCCCAAGAGCCTGCGTATTGATTGAAATGCCCCTGACTGGCGGCCCCGTGTAGGTTGCCTTCAAGCCAGACTCCACGGACCATGTTGTACAGTGACCCGTCTGATGGATAAATCTCAAGGTACCCTGACGTTAAATAATATCCACCTCCACTAATTTCAGCCTGCGTGGACAGCAAAAAATAGGACTGGTCCGAAGACGCCCGCGTGAACGAATTGCTGGTCGCATAGAGGGTTCTATGCTGAGAACTGTATCGGTACCCTGAAGTGGAGAATGTAGTTCCCCCGTCAGTGGAAAGGCGGGCATATAAATAGGAGTCTAAGTTCGCCTTGATATGCTCAAAGTAAATGCGGTAGCCAAAATAGCTGCCCGTCAGTTCAATGTCCACAGCCGAATCTGCACTCGCCGTAGTCTTTGAAATAGGTACGAGACCGCCACCACCTCCGGCAGCAGCCTGCACAAAAGCGGTCGTTGCGATTTTTGTGGAGTTATCACCTGCGGTTTGGGTCGGCGCAGTGGGGCTTCCGGTCAGGGCGGGAGAGGCAAGCGGTGCCTTGGTGTTCAACTGTGTCTGGATAGCGCTCGTGACACCATTTAGGTAGCCAACTTCGGTTGCTGAAACTGTGCCGGGCCAATCGCTGATTTCAGAAAGCGGGTGCGTGTGAGAGGCGGGCGTGAAGGTGGAGGGCTTGCCCGTCACAGCCCCCCACGCAACGGTGGTCAGATACCCGGCCAGTGAATGGTCGCCCCACCCGAAGGCGGTGTCAGCGCTAGTGCCCTGTGCCGCCGTGGCGAAGTCACCAGTCGCAGCCGTGGCCGCCGTGCCAAGACCTAGGTTTGTCCGAGCCGCCGCCGCAGTGCTGGCCCCGGTGCCACCATCGGCAACCGCCAGATCGGTGATGCCGGAAATCGAGCCGCCGGTGATTGCAACGCTGTTCGCCGCCTGCGTCGAGATCGAGCCAAGACCTAGGTTCGTTCGCGCACCGCTTGCTGTACTGGCCCCCGTGCCGCCATCCGCAACCGGAAGATCACCAGTCACGTCGGCAGTCAGGTCGATCTGCCCAAGCGTAATTACCTGCCCTGCAATGGTCAGATAATCGGGCGTTCCGGCGAGAGTCACGTTGGTCGAGTTGTCTGTGCCCGCAACATCAACGCCCAGATTGGTCCGCGCGGCGGCAGGGTCAACGATATCTGAAAGGTTGTTTGCCGCCGCAAGCTTGGCTGCAATGCTGGCCGTGATCGTGGCCGCAAAATTCGGATCGTCCCCCAGAGCCGCCGCAATCTCATTCAGCGTGTCCATCGTGCCGGGTGCCGCGTCGATCAGCGACGACACCGCAGCCTGCACGAAAGCGGTAGTTGCGATTTTGGTGGTGTTGTCTCCACCGGTCGGGGTAGGCGCGGCGGGCGTGCCGGAAAACGTCGGGCTGGTCAGTGGAGCCTTTGCGTCGAGCTGCGTCTGGATCGCGCTCGTCACGCCGTCCAGATAACCGACTTCGATTGTTGTCACAGCGACCGGCCAGTCGCTGACCTCGGAAAGCGGGTGCGTGTGAGATGATGGCGCAAAAGTAGCTGGAATGCCCGACAGGTCCGCATAAGCGCCACTCGTCGCCACGGGCGAGAACGACGGCTTGCCCGTCACTGCGCCCCACGCAACGGTAGTCAGGTACCCGGCCAGTGAATGGTTGCCCCACCCGAAGGCGGTGTCAGCGCTAGTGCCCTGTGCCGCCGTGGCGTAGGCTGCGGGGTCGAACGCCTTCACAGCGGCAAGGTTCGTCACCTCGCCGTCCATCAATGCGCCCGCCGCCGTAACGTTCGTGGTGTTGGTCACATCGGCTTCGGCTGCGATCCCCGCCAGCTTGGTCTTTTCCGTCGAGGTGTAAACCTTGTTTGTCGTGCCGTCGGTGTGGTTGTCAGCGCTGAAAGCGTCCGCGCCGATTGCCTGCGGGTCGTAGGTGGCCACCAGCATGTCGCCGCTGCCCTCACCAGCCGGACCGGGATCGCCTTGCGGACCGGGATCGCCTTGCGGACCGGGATCGCCTTGCGGACCCGGTGGGCCTTGCGTACCGAGTTGCGAAATCTCAACCGAGTAGGCGGTCGATGCTAGGTTCACCGTGACACCAGTTCCTGTGACTGTTACTTCGTAGCTAGGCATCAGACAGTCCTCACCGGATTGTAAAGCACCTCGATAATCCCGCGCACCGGCACCCAAATCTGCTGAGCGTCCCCAACACCAGCGTCGGCAACCTGAACTGCGAAATAGGCGAACACTGGATCGTCGGGGCCGGGTGTGACATCCCAGCTCGACGTGAGGTCGTCAGGGATGACGAGGGTGAAAATGTTGTCGGTCGTCAGGGTGTCGATGATCGGCAGGCTGACAATCTGCGGCGTTGCCGCCTCCTCGGTCGGCACAACCCGCAAGTCACCGTCCACGTTTAGGGCCTCAACAGCCTTTGCAGTTATGGTGTAACCGGTCAGATCGGAAAGCCAGCCCAAGGTGAAATCAAGGCCCCACTGTTCGCCTTCGACCACCGAAATGCTGAGCGAGCCGTTGTCGGTAATGACCGCCGTATCCTGCGCCCTGATAAGTCCTCGTGTCATTTCTTTTTCCTCTTACGTTCGCCCGGAGGGGTCGGCCATTGTGGATTGTGCGGATCGGAGGTGTTCGAAGGAAGGTCCAGCAGCGCCCGCCGATACTTGCGCCACGCGGTCTTTTCGGCGGACGTCATCGCCTCCCACCGGATCGGGTTCATGCTGTCCACATGCGCCGCCAACTTCTGGTTTCGGCGGGTCCGCAGGTCGCGCAGGGCTTCCTCGTCGGTGACCTCTGCCGGGACCAGCGCGCCGCCCTCAACCTTCATGCCCGCGATGCTTTCAAAGTCGCCCTCGAGGACCGCCTCACCCTCGCGGACACGGGCACGGGCAAGCTGCAACATCCGGCGCGATCCTTGGTGCAGGCGCAGCGCCTTGCCGGTGGCCTTGCTGTAAACGACGACACTCATCTCTTAAACACCCGCCCGTGAACCTGTCCCTCGGTCAGCGAGACCCGCGTCACGTCATCCGCTTCCGCCAGTAGTTCAACGTCATATTCACCCGGCCCTTTGTTGGTGGACGCGAACAGGCTGACCACGCCGCTCGATGACGTGGCCCCGGAGGCCACCGTCACCCCGTCCACTTGCAGCCGCAGCACCAGCGTGGCAGCGCCAGAGAAGGTGACGTTGGCATAGCCCTTCGCGTCGATTGCCAAGCTCTCGCCTGACGTCCCTCCGCTCGACAACTCTGGCACCTCAACCGTGGCCGTGGCGAGGGATTCCAGCACGTTGTTCGTTGCCAGTGTGGTCGTGCTGAACGCCGTTGCAGCAATGTCGGACACAGAATTGATTTCTAGCCGCGAGGTGTCCAACGCGGACCCGACCACAACGTCTGTGATGAAAACCAGACCTTCAAAGGTCTTGATCTCGATTGCAGGTTTACAGAAGGCCGCGCCCTCGGGTGGCAGACCCGTGCGCCGAAAAAGAACCCAAAGCGGCAGACCAAGACCGACCACGCCCGCGTTTGACGCCTGCACGAGACGGTCGCTTGTTTTATCGTCTGGCGAGGACAGTTGCGTTTTCGTCTCGTCGTACCAGTACAGCACTCCGCGACATTGGATAAGGTTGCCTGTGTAAGTCGCGTCGTTGTTCCCTGCCGCCACCCAAAACTGAAAGAACACCATCTTGTCCGGGCTGACCGGGATGAAGCCGTCCCAGTTTACATAGGAGTCCGTCAGGCTGTTGTTGATAAGCCCGCCGCCGGTATCGAGCTGCAAGACTTCTCGCGCCTGAGCGTATTTCAGCGCGTCGTGCGCCGATGCGCTGTCCCGCAGCACCACGCTCTGCGTGGCTGGTGCCTCAAGATCAAACGACCATCCGCGCGTGCCCTTGGCAAATCGACCGTTCCAAATGGTGCTGTCGTCTTCCAGCATGTCCACGAAGGTCGCCGGGATGGTCAGACCATAGACCGCTGTTGGTGCCGGAACATCATCGCCGGATGTCCAAGCCACGTCCGCCGCGTCGCGCTCTCGCACCAGCACAGACTGATTGAGCGTGTTGGTGCGGTGCTCGACCTCAAGGACTTCGAAGACCTTGCTGGTGTAACCATACACGTCGCTGGTGAAGGAAATGGTGTCCAACGGTTCGACCATTGCGAAGGACGGCGGCAAGACCATCCGGTGCGCGCGGAACCGCCGCTGGTCCGCGATGTAGGCTGTCATAAGCTGTTGCGCTTGCGACTTGTTCGATACGGCTGGCAGGTCAAAGCTCATCGGCAGCCTGCGGCCCCCGTCCTCGGTTTCCCAAGCGGCGTTCAAAACGGCGTCCGCGCTGCGACCCTGCCACAAGTCCTCCGGTTCGATGTAGGTGCCGGTCGCGGCATTGAAGGTCTGCGCCAGACCCGGAAAAGGATCATACCGCGCACCCTCAGTGATAACGAAATCATCGTCGGTGAGGCTCAGAACGGGCGTTGCCGGTGCCCCCACTCGCACCCGAAACACCCCGCCAAACTCGCTGATCTGCGCGAAACTCGCGCGGTTCATTTCCTCGATGACTTCGAATGGCTGCATGGTGCCGGTGTTGATCTCGAAACCCGCCTCATACTGCGGTCGGCTTCCGATCAGAACGTCGCATTCGTTCATGGCCGCGAACCAGTTGTCGAGCGGCAGGTCTTCCGCCGGGACTTCGCCGCCCCAGATTTCGCCTGTCGGTAGAGTGATCCCCCGCAGAATATTGTAGTTGATAACTTGCGGATTCTTCGTGAACGCCCAAGTGTCTGGATCAGCCCACCGCTGCGCGCCAGACCCGCCCACGGTCGTGTCTTCGCGCGGGTCGTAAAGTGCAATGCCATCCACCTCAAAGCGCATGGACGGTAAGCCATTGTAGATTTCGCGGTCGAACGGAAACTCACAAACGACATACGCGCTATTGAGCAGTTTGTGGTCGCTGGTCCAAGGGCGGTCCGGGTGATTTTCGTATTGCGTGACGAGGTGCCAGAAGGCGGTCGTTTGCGTACCGTCGAGAAACCACAACCAGCCGCGCGGGTTGCCTGCGCTGTCCGTCCCGAAGTCGGAAAAATCGAGACGCGACGCATCATCCGCCCCCGGTGTCAGCGTCGTGTACTGCCCATCAACAATGACCCGGCTAGACAGGCCAGTCAGGGGTAGGTTGGACAACTCAAGAATATAGGTCAGGATGCGATTTTTCGTGTCGCGGGAATAAGCCGGGGCCACCGCGTGACCCTCAAGTCCGTAACGCCCGACAACGAACTTCACCGGCGTCGTATCGCCCGTGGTCGTCTGTTCTGTCTGAATGCCTTGGTCGCTGATTGCTGTCGGCTTGGGGGCGAACAACTGCCCCGCCAGCGAGAACGCCGCACCCACGATGAGCTTGCCTAGGAACGTACTGGTCAGCGCAGTGTAGGCGGCCCCTATCCCTGCGAATACGCCCGCCCCGCCACCTACAGCCCCCGAGAACGCCGCGATGGCCCCTGACAATGGCTCGGCATTGGCAGGGGATGCGGCAAGGACAAACGCCGCTATGGTCAGAAGCCATTTCATACCGTGAACGCCCTATCTGCCAGAAGCCGTGAAACATGACCCAGACCATCCGGGCGCAATACAAAGACGCGATCCGATGCAACAATCCCAAGCGCATGGCCGTCGATCACTGCAAGGTCACCAGTCTGGGCCAGCGCGGGGGACACTTCCGCCAAGATCGACGCCACGTAATCGACGTGATCGGCAAAGCCCGCGTCCTCCATCAGCCCTTGCCCCGACTGCATGTTCCGGTACTTGCCACGATACGGCGCGCCGTGGTCGGTGCCCGTGATCAGATAGACCCACCCGGCTGCGAACATGCCGCAGTCGTGCGCACCCGGCTTGAACCGGCGCGTCCGCACTTCGTCTAGATAGGCGTTAAGCTGTTGCTGTCGTGTCATTATCAGACCTGCGTTCCAGACGGTGTGGACCGGCTGTTTTTCGTGTTCCAGAATACCCCGACAGCGCCGGAAACCGCCGAGTATTCCCGGCCCCGGTCATCCGGGTCGATCCGTCGCTGCATTTCGTCGGATTTCTTGGACGTCAAGGTGCGCGTCAGGGCGCGGGAAGCAGACGCAACGCTGACCTCGACGGTGGCCGATCCGCCTTCCTGTGGGCGCGGTACTGGCATTTCGTCAATCCACCCCTTCAGGATGCGGATGGGATCGCCAATCACCACACCCGTGGTCGGGTCGTAGTGGATTTGATGCACCTCAATCGGCGCGAGGCGCGCGTCGTATCCATAGATCAGTTCGATGACTTCGGGCGGTAGGCCGCTGAGGCTGAGCTGGTGCATCCTGACTTGCAGCCCGACGGTGCCGGTGATCGGTGCGACACCCAACAGCGCCCCCGCGCCAGTGTAAGTGCGATCCGCACCGCCGATTGAAACAGTCAGTTCGTCAGCGCCGTTCCAGAACCCGGCGGTTTCGGTCAAGCCCGTGTCCCGATTCTTGGCCTCGATCCAGACCAGACTGCGGACATGAATGCCCGACAGCGAGGTAAGGTGCGTTTCAAGTGCCGTCCCATAATCACGCATGGATCACCTCAGCGTCTGCACGAATGAAAAAGACTTGGCTCCGGACACCACCGGCCTGTGGGAGCCGTAGTCAGGATCGGGCAACAGAACCGCTTTCATTATCGGCTTTTCGAAGTTGAGCGTGGTTCCGACCGTGACCGCTTCGGGCAGAAATGGCGTGACTTCCAAAGTTGAGCCAGACACGGAAACGATCCGGTGCAGCCCGTAGCGAGTCGGGCTGCTACCATATGTGAAACTGAACAAATCACCCGCCGCCAACGTCGGCCCGCCTGTGATGGTCATCACGCGCCGGTCTGAGACATTGAGGCTGGATATGGTCGCGGAAGTCGTGCCGCCGCTTGCGGGCAGCGGCTTTGCCGGGTCGTAAATCAGAAAACTAGACCCGGCCCTGTCCAGAACCGACAACAGCGCATCAATGCGACCGGACTCACCTCTGTCCACTGATCTTGGTATCGTGAATGATCCTTGCCAGACAGCCTCCCCTAAGGACGCTGAAAGCTGAGTACCGCTGGCCGTCCTATCGACCTGACGTGGATTGCTCAGGTAGAACTTTGACATCGACAGCTTCACGGTGTCCTGGAACTGCGCCAGTGAGAGAGGGTATGTGAACGCCATCAGCCTACTCGCTTCGGATCTTGATTGATACGGTTGACGCTGCCGGGCAGAACATTGCGGTCGAAGTGGCTGATGCCATCAACGATCATAGGACCAGCAATCTGACGTACATCCTGCACGATGCTGCCGTTTTCAACTCTAGCAACAACTTCGATGCGCGTCGTCCCACCGGGGGCCTGCTGCCCCATGGTGTGATCAATGACCGTCTCCCTCGGATGTAGCATAGCGAGGAAACCGCCCTGCCCATCCATACCACCAGAGCGCGACCCGGACCCGGTATATCCACCTCCGGCGAAGCTCTTTCCACCGCCACCGAACAAGCCGCCAAAGAGACCACCGCCGCCAAAGAGACCGGACAGAAAACCGCCACCGCTTCCGGAACCAGCCCCACTGAACACCTGAGACAGTGCTTGCTGGATGCCGGAATTGAGGATGTCGTAGGCGATGTTCTGAAACACGCGTCGGAGACCGTCACCCAGATCGTCGCCGTAAGCAAGCGTTCTTGCCAGCGCGCCTGATACGCCTTCGATTGCGCTATTCAGGTAGTCTGCGGATTCTGGCACCTCTTCCATGGCTTCTGCGAGTTCACGCACGCCACCCCCGGCCCCGCTGCTCGCGATATTCAGGTTGTCGGTGAGTTCCACCGATAGGGCCAAATCTGCGTTGCCCTCACCAAGCGCGGTGTTCAAATCAACCGTTGCACCAGTGATCTGACCGACGATGAATCGCTGACGATTGCGGGATTCAACCAACATGAGTTCGGCCTCTTCCATGTCGGCAAGCGCTCGAGTGTAGGCTTGTTGAGCCGCGTCCTGTTCCGCACCGTACATGAAAGCCGTCTCTGGGTTGGCCGTGGTGTCCAAGAGGTGTTCTGTGTACTGGGATCGGGATCTTTCGAGTTCCGCAGAGCGCAGTGCTAGCGTAGCTTCGGCTGCACTGAAGGCTGCTTGAGACAAAGATACGTAGTCGTTAGCGAGCGCAACAGCGTTCGCAGACGCTTGGGGTGCGGCGGTCGAAGAGAAAGTTCCCATCGCCGCGTTGAGCGCAACCTGTGCCCCTTGCGCGGCTTGAACCTGCGCGCTGGCCGCTTCGGTGTTGTCACCAAATGCAACCACGTAGGCGGCACCCGCTGCGAACAGACCCACCAGAAGACCAACCGGCCCGCCTAGGACCGCGAGCACTGCGCCCAGACCCGTCATAGCGGCGGTGGTGACGCCAGCGGCTACTGCTGCAGCCGTTAGACCTGAAGTCATCGCAACCAGAGACGTAATCACTGCCGGAATTGTAGTAGCGGCGAGTCCGACCAGAGCAATGGACAAAGCAGGTACCCAAACGTCGGCGGACTCTTGCAGAAACTCCACGAAACTGGTCAGCCCGTTGACCGCAGTGGTGGCAGCCTGTACAATGCCTCGTAGAACTCCACTAAGTCCTGCGTCCCCCAAAGCCAAGGCAAGGCCAGAAGCCGCTGACGCCAGCGTGCGCCAATCACCAGCCAAAGTATCGTTCATGGTTGTAGCCATACGGGAGGCTTCGCCGGTGACGTTCTGCAACTCTGCGGTTAGTGTACCGAGTCGCGGTGCCATACTAGCCATCGCCAGCAAGGCCGGAGCAGCTTCCAAACCCACCAAAGCAATCGCATCAGAAGTGTCAATTCCGGCGCGACCTAGTTCCGTCATGATGTCTGATAGGGAATTTAGTTCCGGATTAACACTTTGCGCAGATACGCCCATACGCTCAAGGGCCTCTGCGGCCTCCGTGCTTGGGGCCACAAGCCGTGAAAGAATAGCTCGTAGGGCGGTACCGGCCCTCATGCCTTGAATACCGGCGTCGGAAAGTACCCCGATGGCCGCTGACGCATCCTGAAGACTTACACCCATAGCTGCGGCAATGGGAGCCGCATAGCTCATCCCGCTGCCGAGCTGCTGAACGTTCGTGTTCGCCCTCGAAGCCGCCGCAGCCAACACATCCGCGACAGCGCCAGCTTCTGACGCAGCAATACCAAAACCAGACATGATATTGGAAGCAATATCCGCGGTCTGTGCAAGTTCCATCCCGGAAGCGGCAGCAAGATCAAGAACTGCTGGAATAGCTGCGATTGCCTCCGATGCCTCGAAACCAGCCATACCAAGGAACCGCAGACCGTCCGCCGCTTGTGCGGCGGTGAAGCGCGTGGTGCGGCCCAACTCCGCAGCAATATCGCGCATCGCCTCCAATTCCGTAGAGGTGGCGCGTGTGACTGCTGCCACCCCGGCCATCGCAGTTTGGAAATCCGCTATGGTGCGGATCCCGCCATTGATTGAGGCGGCAGCGGCCACCATCCCGGCAAGCGTTCCTGCAAGGGCGGACGCTCTGGTTGCCGCAAAGCGCAAACCGCCGCCCATGACCTGAGACGAGCGCCCGACGCGCCCCATCTGCTGTTCCGCATCACGACCCGCCACAACCAGCCGCCCAAGACGATCCCGAGCACTGAGCGCTTCTTCACTCTGAATTCGCATCCGAAGGGTTGCAACGTCCATGCTCAGAAGCCTTCTTCCAGAAGAGTAACAAACAACGGTTCATCAAGAACCTTGGTAGCTTGCACGTCAGTCAACAGATTGCCACCTAACGCCAGACCGTCGAGATAGTTTCGACTCATCAAAACCAAGATACGGGCTTCCCAGCCTTCACTGTACGGAAGGGTGGATATGTAGGCTGTAGCCTCGGTAAACGTTAGCCTATTAAGATCGGGACCCGTGGGTCCGCACTCACAGAACGCCGACCATACAAACACAAACTCGTCACTAATCTTGGGGGTTGTATCGCCCCCTCTAATGCGGAACTCTTCCCCACGGGTCAGGGCAGGGTCCGATACGGGCTTACCGTCAAGGCGCGGTATTGCGTCAAAGAAGCCTTGCTGTCGAGCGGCTAGAAGAAGTTCCTCTAGCCCTTGCCGAAAAAATTCCGTCGATCTCGCGCAAACTCCTCCACCTGTCTGAAGAATCCGACATCCATATCGAATACAAGGCGAAGGTTGGTGCGCGTCAGTTCGAGCGCCTCCCCGTCGTCAGTGAAGCCTTCCCAGTCGAGTACCATGGCCTCGATCATATCGAGACCGAGTTCCTCTTCCTCGTCACCAAATTTGGCACGCTTGCGTTTGACCTTGGCCGCCGCTTGCTGTACGCTTTTGGAGTGATAACCACGCACCGTCATCGTGACAGGCTGGCAGTCTTCGCCCTGCTTTATACCATCCTCGTCCGTATCCGGACCATAGTACAGAGGATGGTTGAACAGAGGATGCCGGACGTGTAGTTTACGTCCGGCCTCGGCGGCCCCGCGTGTATCAATTCCCGCCTTCCTCAGGTCCATCTTACGACTCCTCGGTGCCGGTAAAGCGCGTCGAGTTCACGGCGACCCGCAAAATCCACGCCTTGAAAGTGGACGGGGAGGAGGCGCGGCGCTGCAAGGACATAACCCGGCCATAGTAGAAGTGCGCCTCGCCGTCCGGATCAACTTCCTGGAAGCTGTATTCCGCGTTGCCTGCCGCAGCGTTGGTCAGTGTGGTCTGACCGGTGTCGCCTTCGATGAACTTGATCGGTATCTCAAGAACCCCGCCATCAAGCTGACCGACGAAGTGTTCGACGCGACCATCGGCAAGCGTAGGCTCGCTGACATCCTCGGCGGAATCGCCCCGCTGCGGCAGGGACAGCACCCCGCCAATGAGCCCCCACGTCAGCAGACCGTAACCGCTTTGGTCTTCCGAAGCTGGAGCACCCGACGCCACCTTGAGGGTAGTGCCGAGATCGCCATATGTATCACCAGTTGCCATTGGAATCTCTCCTTGGTGGTCTCAGAGTTTTGCGCGGTAGCGCACTACAACGGGCACTCGCCAATCGGCCCCGTCACGATAACCCCTCCGGATGGAGGGGGAATTCAAGATTTCTATTTTACCCCGACGCTCAAGGCCGGTGGCCACATCATACACTTCAAGCTGAAGCGCCGCTGGAAATAGAGCAGCGAAGTCTTCCGCGTCATCGGCTGCATCAACCGCGCCGCCACCGTAACGACTCACGCAGGTCATACCAAGAACGCCCTCATGCTCGACCACGTCCGCGCTGATCGTGGCCGCGACCCGTTCCGCCTCATCTACGGTCACAACCACGTAGGGCAGAGAAGGGGTTAGGTCAACTCCAGGATAGACCGCACCCCAACCAATCGGTAGGTTGTCGTTTATACGCTTCGCCAGCGCATTAAGGATTTCGCCTTCGGTCACGCTCCGCTCCTCGCCCTTGCCGCTGCCGCGTATACGAACTGCGGCCACTTGGCGGCAGCCACATCGATCCAAAATGTTCCGGGAACACCGTTAGCCCCATAATGAACATGCGGCGCGTGCGGCGCTGCCGCCCCGCCCCAACTGATGTCTATTGGATCACCTAGCTGATAGCCTGCTATGGCCATGGTCGCGCCTGCGGGTCCGCTGGCCACCGTGGTTCCGCGCAAGGCTACCTGAAGACTTGCCACCAAGTCGCCCAAATCGCGTGGGATGGTGCCTCGCACTCGACTACCGCCTCGGTTGATCCCAGCCGTTACGTCAATACTGTTGAGCATGTCGTTGGCAGACTGACGGACTACAGCCACCACCCGCCGCTCACTCTCAAGCACCCAACTCTCTAGTTCTGCGCTGAAGGTACTCATTGCAACCCACTTAGAAAGTCGATGTCCACTCTTTTTATACACCGACAGTTGATTATGTCAGAAGCCGGTGCACCAAGCGCGGCGTCACCGGGGTACCGCATCAAGTTGCCATCCCCGCTTCGGAAAGGCTCGTTACCTTGCCGCCGCTGCATGTCCATGTCTGCGTGGCTGGGGCGAGTCGCCTTATCTTCGGAGGCGTCCCAAATTCCGGTTGCCGCGTCGGGCCGGAGCCCGGCTTCGTCTAGAGTTTGCCACATCGCTTCGTCCTGCGATGCGTGCAGAGCTCGGTGCAGCTCTGTGCGTGCGATGGTTTCTCCCCTCATCCGAAGTACGCGGGTCTGCATCGCTCGCACCATTGCCCGCGCCTGACGGGTTGGTATTACCCGGTCCTCCCGGATTGCCGCCAAGACCGCGCGGTCAAAACGCCGGTCTCGGGTTCGCCGCGTCAGGTAAGAGCGCATCAACGAGGGATCGCCGCTTATAAGTTGCTCCAAAGCGCCCGGCGCGGTTCCATTTCTTCGGTAAGCCGGGTTGGAAAGCCACGCCGCTTGCGATCTGGTCAGGCCGATAACCCCGCCTTCACGGTTGCCGGTGGCGCGATTAATCCGACCTACGATATTCAGCGCTGTAGTGCGGGAGCTAGTGCCCACCTGCGCGGAGTCCAAAATAACCTGCCGGACGGTCGCCCTTACCGACTCGGATATCTGCTGGACCATCGTGGCCGCGTGCTGAGACAGATACGCCTCCGCGCGCACATTTCTCTCGTTGAACCTAGCGACAACCCCGACACCTTGTGCGGATGCGGACGCCAAAAACGCGGCGATAGCCGCCTCCCCGCCTTCGATGTAAGCCGCGCGAATGGCACGATCCAAAGCATTGAAATACTCGGGTCCCAACCGCAAGGCGGCAAGAGCCGCTTGAACATCTCCTCGCTCAATAGCAGCCACCAGTACAGCAAGCTGAGTATCATTCGCCACCGCTTGTACGCTTTGAAGAAACGCTGCCCGTACCGTTGGTTCCAGTCGGTCCAGAATCTCCAGTATTGTCGGTTGCTTTGCCACTTGCCAAATATCCCAGTATCAGAGTCATACGTAGATAACCAAGCAACCACGCGCGTTCAGTTAGGCGTAGCACTCACGCTTACCTCCCAGAGTATGACAGTGTCTCCGGGCTGAAGAGCACGAGGCTCCACCACGGTGGCCGCCAGACCGTCAACGGTAAGAACATCATTGATTGCCGGGCTTACCCCGGCGGAAGTGCTCATGTAGTACGTGCCGGTGATTTGCGCTTCCGATTCCCGAGGGCTTTTGCGCACCGTGCGCTCAACTACAATTACGGGAGTTTCCGTGTAGGCGGTTGTCGGGTTCCAAGCATCGCCGCTGTCTGCTCGTTGGGTTAGCGTCGCGGCCTTACCAAACTTCGCAAGGAGTTTTTCCGCGGTTGTTTTCAGCCCGCTGTAATCGAAGGTCATGTAAGGAACTCCCAGCCGCTTCCAAGTTCACCGCGTCGACTTCATTGTCAGCCCACCGCCACGGTTGGCGCGGAACTGTCCGATTAGATCCTCGACCAGTAGCAGCACAGGGCGCGCACCCGCCGGACTGCGGGAGCCGCTTTCGTAGGTGATGCTGATCTCCCCCACACTTTCGGATTTGACTTTTTCGTGCGGCGTGTAGGTCGGAGCGAGCGCTTCAACGTTATTCGCCTCGTACCAAGCCACCTCGTTGGTTGCCCGCACAATCTCCACCGGGACGCTATTGATTGCGATACTATAACCGAGTCGGTCCACAACCCCAGATCGCGGCCATGCGAGCGCCTGTGTGCCGTCCTGATGGCCGCGCTCCTTGACCCGCCACCCTTGCCAAACGTAAGCGTCCGAAAGGTACTGAGTAGCGCGAACAATAGCTTGCTCCAACGCGGTGTCGGAAAGGCTGGAATAGTCCCGACCACGCGCATCGCAGTATGCCTTGAAATCGGCCAAGCTGACAAAAGCGTCTGCCGTTGTCAGCCCGGTACCATCCTCTACGGTCAGGGCCATGTTCTAGTTCCTTAGCTCTTGGCCCCCGTGACGGCGACCAGCTTTTCGACGATGGTTTCGTCTTTGGTGTCCCATGCTACCGAAATACCAGCGTCGGCGGCCAGCTTCAGCAACTCTTCCCGCTGAAGACCGTCGTACTGGCCCGTAGCAGCGGCCACAGGGGTC